CGCAATTTGTCACATTCAATTTTAGAAGGTTCACGCTCAATGGGTCTATATTCTAAAGAACCCGTTTCTTCTTCAAGTTTCTCTCAAGACTTAAGTGTATTTATTCCAAGACCAAACATTTCGTTTACTTCTTTTTTGGTGCGACCTTTGCGTAAGGCAGCAATTGCTTTTTGTCTTACATCAATTGAGTATCTCATAGAGATATTTTACCATCATAATTCACTTTTGTCAAGTTCGTTGACTATAAATGTAGAATAAAATGCAATATAATCATAGTATAGTTATTTAGTTTAACATTTCATAAATAAATGCGGATATAGAATCATGGCATATGACGAGAAATTTAGAGCAAAAGCAGTACAATATAAAGATGAGGAACATACATTCGTGGAATTAAAGAAAGTATTCGGCATAACAAGTCGTTCGTATTATGAATGGAGGCAAAATAAGGAACAATCAAGATTTTACATATTGCCTAAAGAAGGGAAGGTAACAAGAAAACGGAAAATTGACCCTGCGGAGCTTAAAAAGGTGATAGAAGAAACACCGACTTGTTTTTAAAGGAAATAGCCGAAAAGTTTGATTGTGCAATTAGCTCTGTCCATGAACGATTAAAAATACTTAAAATTACGCATAAAAAAGACGTTTACCTACTCAGAAAAATCCGAAGAAAAGCGAGCGGAATTCCTTAAAAAATTAGAGAAAATTCCTGTTAACAAACGGATTTATCTTGATGAATGTGGAATCCACAAAGACCTTGTCAGAGAATATGGCAAGGCTACTCGTGGTGCAAAAATTCAAGACGTTAAGCGTGGGCGAAAATTTCGCAAAATCAATGTTGTTGCAGCGAGATATCGTGATGTGTTCTGAAACTTAAAACACTTTGCTCCGCTTTGTTTTGACTACAATGCAAACAGTCAGTTTTTTGTTGAATGGTTCAGAACAAAGCTAGTCAAACGACTACCTAGAGGTTCAAGTATTATTTTAGACAATGCCACACGCCACCCTAAAAAGAAACTTGCAAACATCGCAAGACGTTATGGATTGAAGCTTTTCTTCCTCCCCGCATATAATCCAGATTTTAACTTAATTGAAAAGGATTGGGCAAACATGAAAAAAGCACTCATCGACATACTTCCAAATTGCTCAAGCCTAGAGCAAGGGATTTATCGTTATTTGGGTATTAAGATTTTTTAAACTAAATGACTATGTCCTCTTCCGTAGCTACGGGGATTTTTTTGTTCTGAGAACTTTTTCAAAATTGTTGACAAGCTCTTAATAAAAATGGTATAATAAGTTCAAATTGAAAGAAGGTGATTGGTAGTTATATTGGTAACTAGAGTAAGGATAATGACTAATATTGTAGCTAGGGCGTGTAGCCACTACTTAATAGTCAAATAAATCAAGGCAAGTTTAATAAAGCCAACATACATGATATCAAGCTTCTCAAAGCTAACAAAAACACGACGGAAACCGTCCAGACGGCGAAAAAGTCTTTCAATTTCATTACGTCTTTTATAAAGAGACTTGTCATATTCCCAGGGATTCTTGTGATTTGATTTTGGAGGAACTACAGGCTTGAAATTTAAACATTGAGCTACATAACAAGTAAGAGCATCTTGATATGCTTTATCCATAACTAAAGCAATAATAGATTTCACTTTACCAACATTCTCCATAAGGATCCTACCGTATGGTGCATCGTGAAATTGGCCTTCGCTCAATATAAAGTCTACTGCTTTTCTGTCATTAGCTGCCATCATATGAATTTTGGTTGTTAATCCTCCCCTAGAGCGTCCTATAGACTGACTTCCATTTTTTTTAAAGCTCCACATGCGTCTGGATTGACTTCAAGTATATCTTGAACATGCAATTCCTGAAACATTTTATCAATTACTCCTGCTTCCACCCAACGTCTGAATCGTTTGTAGACTGCATTCCAACTTCCATATTCTTTTGGTAGTCGTCTCCATTTGCAACCATTTTCACAGATGTATAGTAATGCATTGATAAAGTCTATATTCTCTACATGTACATTGCCTCTTTGCTTTGGCAATATATGTTTAATTTGTTCGTATTGCTCTTCTGTTATTCTCATATTTTTATTATATCATATTTTGGTTTGTTTTGCTAGTTTTTTAGTGGCTACACGCCCTAGTTCATTGGACTTGGCACTTGTTACAATACAGGGAAAGTACTTTTTATGTGTCATTGCGTATGTTTGTTTATAGCCACAGTGGAAGGGGACTTTTCTACTGCTTTAATTAACATAAATTTCAAAAACGAACTATCTCATGAGACTGACTATAAATAACGATACTTTTCAAAATTCATCCGAGACTAATAGCCCCAATGAAGTTAAAATAAATATCAACTCTCTGTGTCCTTTTAGTAGTAGAGTCTGACTTTGATTTCTCATAAACTACTATTTTTTCTATTAATTCATTGAGGAACACGTCGTCTAAATTTTGCAAGTTAATATACTTTTTAGCTATTTTTATAAACTTATTTACATCCTCCAGCTTATTAGTATTTGTAAGTTCTTTTTCTACCTTTGTTATTGAGTTATCTAAAGATTTTTGCTCTTCTTCGTAGCACTTGCTCATCTTCAAAAATCTTTCTTCTGAAAGGTTACCTAAAGTGTGTTGTTCAAAAAGTTTAGATATAAGCTGATCTAGTTCCTTCGTCCTTGCTTTGGATTTTTCTAAATCTTTTTGTTTTTTAGATAGATCAGTCTTTTCTATTTTTAAGCTATTTGTCATTAGCTTTTCAGCAAAAACATTTTCATTTGTAACTATAAGTCTTATTACTTGATTTACGCTTTCTAAAATAAGCTTTTCTAAAACTGTGATTCGTATACTGTGTGGTGTGCACGCTCTAACCTTGCTTTTGTTTCTGTATGTACTGCAGTTATAGCTAAACTTGTATTCTGGTATTGTAGTTCCTCTTACCAAGTAATGAGATGCACCACAGTCAGCACAATATACTAATCCGCTAAGTATAGACTGTTCCCCCATTTTCGTAGGACGTTTTTTATGCTTTCTTAGTTTTTGAACTATATTAAACATTTCTTCGTCTATTATGGCATCGTGAGTGTTTTCAAAAATAAGTTGCTCTTCTATATCATTATAAATACGCTTCTTTTGCTTATAAGATAGTACATAAGATTTTTTGGTAACAGTGTGGCCTATATATTCTTTACTTTCTAATATTCTTGCTATGCTAGATTCGCTCCAACGTCCTTTATAAAGCGGTGTAGGTATTCCTTCATCAGTTAGCACACTTGCTATCCTAGATGGACCAAGACCACTTACACACATTTCAAATATTTTTTTTATGATAGGTGCTGTTGTTTGATTTACTGTAAGCATGTTGGTTGTTTTGTCTAAAACATAGCCATATGGTACAGAACCATTGGACCTCTTACCTTGCCTAGCTTGCATATCTTTTACTGCTCTGACTTTTCTGCTCGTGTCTCGAACGTGGAATTCATTAAATAAAGACTTAAAGGGCAAAAAATCATCTTCACCTTTATTACTATCTATGTTATCATTAATAGCTATAAAGCGTACATTATATCTAGGAAAAATAATTTCCAAAAACATACCCATTTTAATATACTCACGTCCAAGACGTGATAGGTCTTTTACAATAATAGTAGAAATATCTCCACTTTCCACAAGTTCTATCATTCGGTTAAAAGCAGGACGATTATCAAAATCTATGCCACTATAACCATCATCACAAAACTCTTGAATATTAGAAAGTCCATTGTTTTGTGCATATTTTAATAGCATTTCTTTTTGATTTATGATGCTATCACTATCGCCTTGATTGCCGTCATCGTTTGATAAACGAAAATATAAGGCGGTTATTTTATTATTATTTTTAATCAACATATTATTTTCCATTTCTGTTTTTGCTGTAATTTTGTAATTCTTTTTCCATGAATTTTAAAAGTTTATTATCAAGATTTTCACCTTTATCTTTGAAGAAACAATTTACTTCGTATTCTGTATTTTTAATTATAAATGTATTTTCCATTAAGTACCTCCATCTATATTTTATTATGTACAACCTAAACCAAACATGAGGCAGCCGACCTCAATTCCTTCGCCTATGACCTTTCCGTCAGTGAGCCGAGTATTTTAAGCCTTATTTTAGAAAAAACTTGCTTCAAAAAAATCTTGTTTCAGGCTTCAGGGTAAATCAGTATACCACCGATCATGGGTTTCAACATTTCTGTAGCCCATTTTAAATTTCGCATCATGGCGCTCACTTTTTCTAATCTTTCATATAGCAAGCGTCATTCAAAATCTACTTCACGTTCATTTTTAATTCAGTTTGAAGCTATTGAACTAAAAATTTGTCGTAGTGGTTTTTAATTGACGTTTACTATAAATAACTAGGAAACAGATTTTACCTGTTTCTAGGTCTTGGCACGGAGACGAAATCCCTGTATTTTGTTTAGTAGGTTTATTCAATTGTCAAAGTTCAGGCTAAAAAGCCTTTAAAGTCAAGTTTTCACTAAGAAATGTCGGATAATTAGTATTATAAGCGACAAAATTAAAAAATTATGATATAATTTAAAAAATAAACATACACAAGGAGAATAGAAAGAATGCCACAATCACAAAAAGAAATACTACTCAATTTTAAGCAACATTTAGAAAAAGACGATAAATCTAAAAATACCATAAGAGGCTATGTATCTGATGTAAAAATATTTTTATTTGAAATGTTAGATACAAAAGATTTATCTTACTTAGATAAAAGTATTATTAAGATCTATACAGATAAGTTTTTTTCAGAAGATTCACCATATAAAAGTGCTAGTTTACAAAAGAAAAAACACTCCTGGAATGCTTTCTGTAAATATATTGAAAAGTCAGAGTGGAAAATCCGAAAAAGGATAAGTAAAAGTTATGTTTTTCAGAGCAACCCTCTTAAAGAAGAGGATTTTGAAAATATGATATTTTGCATAAAACAGAGACTTAGAAAATCAAGCTTAATAAAAACAATAATGCTTTTAAGGCAGAAAGTATTTCTCATTTGTGGGCGTAATTTAGGCCTCCGAGCTAGTGAATTTAGACATTTATCTTTTGAAGACATAATGAAAAAAGAAATAGTTACTATAAAAAATAGTAAAGCTGGCAACCATAGAACTATACCAATCACCGAAAGTGTTAAAAAAGTTGTTACAGAGCTACATAGTTTTCTAACTAAAAACAACATATTTTTTAGTGATTTTATTTTTCAAAAAGGAAATGGTAAGTTTATTTCAACACGAACTCTTCAAAGATGGATTAAACAACTTGCAAATAATGCGAATATTCCAGCAGAAGTAGTTTATACTCACGCATTAAGACACGCTTTTGCAACGAATTTCATTGAGCAGAATGGTGAACAATTAATTCATCTAGGCAATGTCATGGGGCATAGATCAGTAGAAACTACTAGAAGGTATACAAAGCCATCACATTCTCATATGAAAGCTATGATGGAAAAATCCAGTTTTAAAAATGCAGCTTAATATAGCAAGCATTAATGAAAAACCGCTACCGCAAATTTTTAATTCAGTAGCTTTTTAAACTGAATTAAAAATGAAGGCGGAGGAGATTTTCATTAACGCTTGCTATAGAATAATAAATAAACTTTCATAATAATTGCAGGCGTTTTTCAATTAAACGTCTTTTTGTTATTCAAACATAGATAATATGATTTATAATTTTGTAAAAATTTGCTCATTAAAAATATTGACTTTACTATAAAGGTATGGTAAACTAGCTTTAGTTGGAAAAATTAGTTATAGTCATAATTATAAAAATGTCTTATAATACTAATTATCCGACACTTAATTATAACATAATTTGCAAGCTCTGTCAAAACATCCTTTTAGTAAAACCCAGACCTAAATAAGGTCTGGGTTTTACTGTTAAAGTGTATTTGGCAATTCTAAAACTTCACCAACATAAAGCAAGTTCACATTCTTGATTCCAGGATTTAACTTCAGCAATTCATCAACAGTTGTACTGTGTTGTCTCGCAATTTGTGACAATGTTTCACCAACTTTTACAACATGTATATTGTTAACTTTATGAATTTTTCCACCTTTATTTAAATGACATCTAATCATTGATAAATATTTCTTTACAAATGTTGGAACGGGAGCTCCAAGCTTAGCTAAATTTTCTAAAATTGAAATCAAATAGCTAACAATATAAAAACCAACAAAAACATTTGCGTACACTTGAAGATTTAATAATCTCATATACGGATATACAAGTAAAATAAGTGTAATCACACACATATGCTTAATCACACCATTTAAACCTCGTGTTGAACTCAGCTCACGGCATTTTAGCCCTACTGACATCCCAGTCAAAATATCAACTAAAGACGTTAATACTACAAGCTGAATCATTATATTCGATACCAATGAGCTAAACTGATATAATAATAATCCATTATCTATTTGCATCTATATAGCACCGTGTTCTTGAATCCATCCTTGTGGCCGATCCAATAATTTTTCAACTTTAATAACCGTATTTTGCAGTCTTGTTAAAACATTAGGCCTTGTTGTTGTAGTGTTGCTATTATCTGCCCAACTTAAAACAACTATCTTATACAACGTGTTGTCTCTGTGGAAGAAGACGTGTGCTTCTGTAAATCCTGCAAATCCTGCATCCTCTCCTGTAGTCTCATCAATTCTTACATTACCCCAACCAGCCATAATTGTTGTTTGGAATCCTGAAGTTCCTGCAGATCCCACTCTTTTCTGTAGCCAGCTTGTGATACGGTAGTCAGCAATATCATCGTGGGCATGGAAGTTTCCATTAGTAGCTAGTGTAAGGCGTTTATTTTCATCAATTGTGATATCAACTGCTCCTTGGTGAATGTTATAAGGACCATAAACTACAACAGGATGGCGACCGTGTGCCATGTGGTTCTCAATATGAGCTTGTAGATCAACCTCCGCCGCAGCACCTAAGTTTTCTCTTGATCCTTCTGGATTATCGGCACCTGTGCCACCGTGAGTTACTGGCATTATACCGTCTAGATCAGTCGGTAGTTGAATTTTTCCAAAGACTGGGTCTGTTCCTGCTTCATTTACACGTAGGAGAGTATTGTCTTCAGTTGAAGTGAATAACTTATCCCCTGTTACTGCCCTATTAGCTAACTTTGGTGTTGTGATATTTTGATCTAAAATCGTACGTGTCACAACTGCATTATTTGCAAGTTTCGGCTCCGTAACATTACGGTCTAAAATCGCACGTGTCGCTACTGCATCATCTGACAACTTAGGCTCTGTAACATTACGATCCAAAATTGTACGTGTAATCACCGCATTATCGGCAAGTTTCGGCTCCGTAATATTACGGTCTAAAATTGTACGTGTCACTATTGCATCATCTGATAACTTAGGCTCTGTAACATTACGATCCAAAATTGTACGCGTTACAATTGCATTATCGGCAAGTTTCGGCTCTGTAACATTAAGGTCTAAAATTGTACGTGTTACAACTGCATTATCAGCAAGTTTCGGCTCCGTAACATTACGATCCAAAATTGTACGTGTAATTACAGCATTATTTGCAATCATCTCATCATTTACTTGAACATATGCTGGATCTTCAAATGCTTCCTCAACTGCGAGGACACGGTTTGATATTTCAGAGGTCGGCATACGTGCTTGGATAAATCGACCAGTTACAACGTGAGAAGTATCATGATATATATGAACAGGGTGTACGTGATCTGCGTTAGCATATTGGCCATTATCTGTTCCTATATTGCCATCTTCTCGATCCATTATTGGTCTAATATTAGTTGTTCTTTTAGAATCAATCATTCGCCAGTTTGTTCCATCGAATACGAAGTTAACTGTCGTCCCTGCTGGCCAATTAGATAAGTTTATAATAGGTCTTGCGGGAGGTGATGCGCCAATTTGTAGCGTTGGATTTGCGGCGATGTTGGCATGTTGAAAATGTACCGCTATTTTTATTCCACGATCAGGACGATCAAATTCTGGAGTTATGTTAAGTACTTGTTTTTCTGCAATGTTGGCTCCTGTTGTTGAGCTACCAAAATGGCTAATATGGGCATTAAAAAGTGCATCTAGTACATTTGCAATGTACACTCTAGCATTTCGTCCTAGTAATGGGCTTTCATTTCTTAATCTGTCTATAGTAGATTGAATGTTTATTGACATTATTTTGTCTCCTTTCGAGGTCAATATTTTATGGGAGAGGGATACCGAGAGCGGTATCTCCTATAGTAATTTCTACATAGAATTGTAACAGCCGAGTCTTAAATTATTACATATGTGAAAATTTTTATTTCTTATTCGAAAATTTATTTTGAAATAAAAAATTCACAATTCAAGATGATTTTCAGACGATGGCTGGTACAGTTTTGAAGTGAAATTACTACATAATAAACAAAATTTTCAATTTTTGTTTGATGTGCTCATTGTAACAGGCTTATCTCCAAATGTGAGTCCACTTTTTAGTGGATTAACAATGTCGATTTTCTTTTCGATTAGTGGATACCCATCTTCGTGGCCTTCATTCGGCATAAGTATATTATTCACACGATAGCTATCTCCTACTCTGAAGCTTGTGTAGAGGTCAGGGTCAATATGTGAGAGATCAAGTGCACTAATAGAGAGGGAGTTGGTAATGGCTTTGTGGTTTGCAATCCATCTATCGGCTGCGGTTCGCAGGTCTTTTGGGTCATTAATGTCATCAAATATAACGATACCTTCAACAATTGAGTCCAGATCATTTTCCTTAATTGGAAGCCAATTTGGTTCTCTTGCATTAATATCATTGATTGAAACTCTAGGTTTTGGAAAATCACCCCTTGGTTCATCTGGGTCAACCGCAAAAGTTGCAAGGCGAATTAACCATCTTAATTGAGGTTCCTTTTCACGAATTGGATCTTTCCAATATTCTGGGCTATCAATAGCACCTGAATTGCTTAGAGAATCTACCGCTTCCTCATAAGCACCTTCATCGTCGACATCCGGTATTCCTTCTGGTGTAAGCTCACGTATAAATGTAGCTATATTTTCTGGATAATAATTAAGTCCAGATAAGTTTGTTATAAGCTCTCTAAGCCAAGGAGAAATACTATAGTCTTCCCCATCTTTAGGATCTGCCAATTGCTCTGCCCACCACTCCGCCTCTACCTCTGTGATAAGTCCAGCGGTTTTAAGACGCATAAGTGCAACGCTTCTTTGTATTCTTAACGGACCATTAGGATCGACTAATTGCCTTATTAATCGAAGTAATAATCTAAGTTGACGTCGTTGGCTATCAGAAGCCCCCGCTCCTACTCGCTTCCAATATTCTGTGCTATGAACAACACCTGTATTACCTAGCCATTCGACATCACGGTTAAAGCCAGTAATGTTGTCAACATGACCAAGGCGAGTAACAGGTTCCATGTACATATTTTGTATAAGTCTTGGAATATTTCGTTCTCTTAGTCTGAGCTTGGACATTAGCGCCATTAAATGTGGAATCCAATCAGAAAGTGTTGGTTCAATCTCAATAAGTGTCCCTATATTTTCGAAGTTAAATGGCATAAAAAGTTCTAATTGTTTTATGTTTGAACCTATTTTTGTATCGGTATCAGTATCAGTATCGGTATCAGTATCAGTATCGGTATCAGTATCGGTATCAGTATCGGTATCAGTATCGGTATCAGTATCAGTATCAGTATCAGTATCAGTATCGGTATCGGTATCAGTATCGGTATCAGTATCAGTATCGGTATCAGTATCGGTATCGGTATCAGTATCGGTATCAGTATCAGTATCGGTATCAGTATCAGTATCGGTATCAGTATCGGTATCAGTATCAGTATCGGTATCAGTATCGGTATCAGTATCGGTATCAGTATCAGTATCGGTATCAGTATCAGTATCGGTATCAGTATCGGTATCAGTATCGGTATCAGTATCAGTATCAGTATCGGTATCGGTATCAGTATCGGTATCAGTATCGGCATCAGTATCGGTATCATCGTCGCCGTATTGGTTTGAAGGTGGACGAGGTACAATTGGAATGTTACTACCTCCACCCCCACCAATCACGATACCAAGATCTCCCGCCCAACCGGTAGAAACAGGGTGATCTGCTCGTACATCACTCATGCGAGGTCTTGATGAATTAATTGTTAATGCCGCAAGCCTAATAAGCCACCTAAGTTGCTCAATACTTCGCTTATCTTCTTCTTTCCAATATGTCGGACTAGAGATAACACCTGCATTACTAAGAATATCTATTGCCTCGTTATAGGCTCGTCTACTATTGATATCGGGTCGCCTTCCAGGTTGAAGCTGTATTCTTCTTTTGTTAATATAAGTTGTACATCTTGTACATCCACTATTACCATTACATCCTTCGTCGGCCTCACATGCACAAGGATTTTTAAGATTTAATTTGGCTATACCAAGCAATAGCTGCCCTGTCCATTCTGAGATAGGAGTTTGCTGTGGTTCATCGTCTATTGGTTCAGGCATAGGTTTTTCATCGCGATGAAATCTAACTTCATTTAGCCAATACGCTACTTGAGCAGTATTTAAAATCTCAAATTTGTGTAGTCTCATGATAGCCAGCTCATAGCGTTCAAGCTCTTTACCAAGTGGAATAAGACGAGTAATTTCTCGGCTTGGAAAATACTCTGATTTCATATTTTCTAAATTAAGCTCAAGTGTTATTGGTAAACTTTGAACTGTGCCACTAGTTTCGGCATAATTTAAAATTCGGTAATTAGTTTTTTCTTCATATTCTAACCAGATATAACCGCCGAGTGGCTCTATTACTTGCTCTTTGATGTTTTCAAAAGTGCTTTTATAATAGGCGTGGTAAGTAGTTCCATTGGGCTCACATCTGCAAGAGTTAGTACCAGATTCCAGATCAATTCGTCCTTCACGATTGATTTTTAAATATCGAATATGCTTATTTGGATTATCATTAACTATACGTTGATTGTGTCTTACGAGCATTCGCCTTAAGTATTCATCACGTGTAATGTTTTGCATTTCCTCTGCTGGTTGTATACTATCCAGCAAGAAGGCAAGCTCACATTCAGCCACGTATTCCTTGATAAGCTCACCATTGCTTGCCATCTTGTGTGAATAATCGACTATGCGACCTCGAAAAATAATATCATTTTTATGATCTCTCACTAGTATTAATGATGAGTAAGGACGAATCACTTTCTTAAACAATGGGTGATTTGGTAGCATTTCAAAGCGAAAATCATTAACAGCATTTAGTACTTGTGTAATTTGACCTTTATACAAAACTCTATCCGTTGAATATGGGTCATGAAGCATCTCTCCATGTGACGTATTCCTATCTAAAGAAATTTCAACAAAATACATCTAAATTCGCTCCTTTCGCCAATCAAATCGAACTGTGGCTGTTCCTGACGCACTTAATTCAATTACATTCATTCCTGGAAAGAGTCTAAAGTTAGGGTAATTTTGCCAATTGTTTGTTGACAGTAAATGCTCAATACTATTACTTCTTAGTACGACATTTGCTCCATTGACAACTTGAACCCCTGGAACGTGTACTCGTTGGCTTGAATTGTAAAGATGGAAGCGATTATTATTTGCAGTAACACTAAAACTTAGTCCCTCTTGAAAAGCATCTAAATCGAAATTAAATGGATCAAAATGATCAGCACTTTCCATTCGATTATCGATTTTAAATGGATATAAGTCAAATGTGATTTCAACTCTTAGGCGATTTTTTTCATAATCATCTATCACAACGACTTCTTGACATTTTCCTCTGTAGTGAAAATCAGGTTCATAGCTATCGTTAAGACGTTGGTTAAATTGTTGCATGAGTAAATTTTCAATTGTCGTTTGAAAAGCTGTGGCAGAACCTTTTTGAACACCGAAACGATAGAATGTGTATGTTATCTCACGATTTTCATAAACTCGATTGCCAATCAAATTTGATATATCAACAACACCTTGCATATATGGTATGCTCGCAGTTACTTCTTTTTCACTTGGAGTGGTTGCCGTGCGTTCATGCAAATTTAACCTGAAACGTCTGGAATCGAAGTTATTGTTTTCACCATCAAAAGAACCAAATTCTATATAGTGTTTTGGAAATTCATCTTTTCTTAGTCCGTGTATTAAATCTATCATGTTTTTTCACCTACCTTCCCCACCTTGAATTATATGAAATAGTTCCCCCAGCTGCAGCATCATAACCTGCGTATGTTGCTCCTACTAGCTCACCTGTATCCATTATAATGTTGCGACCAGCTTCGACTGCATAAATTAAGCGTTCCATAAGCCCTGCTTGGTTGTCAGCATCTGGTGGGGTTACTGCTAATTGTAACTCATGATCTAGTTGGTTACTCATAAGTGTTTTATAGAGACTTTCACCCATTGCTAAAGCTTGGTCAACTCCTGCCTGCATCATAGATGCTGCTTGATTGGCAAAATGTTGTTTTGTATTGGCTAGTTTTGCTGTGATAGATTGAAGTTTTTGCTGCATTTTTGAGGCTTCTGCAAATTCACTTTTCACTGTATCAGCTGTGGCTTCGGTTACATCTTCTATACTTTCCTTTTCATTTTCCATTCCGATAGCGAAACCTTCCATGGTGTATTCACCAAGTTTCATCATTTCTTCTGCAAGATCAACACCCTTTAGATCATCACCGAGTTCGTATGCACTATCAACAGCGGTATCAGAGTATTTATCAATTCCAGCTGCAACACCTTCAGGAATAAAACGCCCAATTTTTTCACGCATAATACGAGATGGAGAGTTAATGGCAAGAGCATTTCGCATTGTTCTCGTAATATTATTAGCAATACGGGTAGCATGTGCCATAACAGCAGCTTCACCATTTTGAAGTCCTCTATTAAGACCATCCATAGCATGTCGTCCGATAGCATCAAAGTCTGATAGTCCACTTCGGAACGTCTCTTTAATTGTCTGTGAAGTACTTGTTACAGCGGCCTCTACTCTTGGTACTGACACTTCAATGTTTGAAGCTAATTGACCTACAATATCAATCCCATCAAATAGGGTCGATATATTAGTCAACTGTGTTAATAAAGATTGAAAATTTGATATAGTTTGCTCTATTGCAGTTAGCTCAATAGCCGTAGTTTCTGATGCAAATATTTCTAATTCGGTAAGTATCTTTCTAATATTTGTTATTTGGTTAGAAAATGCATCTGAATCTATAGTTGCCTCTGTAACCTTTTTAATTGATTCTGCAATTTCAGCTAAATGAGACATAGCCGTTTTAACTTGTGCCGTTTCTTCTGCACTTACTAATGCATCAGGTTCAATTCCAAGTTTTTCTGATGTTAAATGTTCAAATGTTTTTTGGATTTTTGCAATTTGTTTCCCAACAAGCTCAGGGTTAATTTTGATACTTTGTATAGTTTGAATTGATTCTCCAATTTCAACTAAATGACCCATTACATCTCTTGCAGCTTGACTTGTAGAAGTATCAATTTCTGCTCCATCTACAATATCATCAACAGTATTTAAATGCTCAAATGTATTTTGCAATTCTGTTAATTTTTGCTCAATTAAACCAGGGTCTATTACAATTTTTTGTATAGTTTGGATTGCTTCTGCGATTTCTGCAAGATAACCAATGGCCGTCCTCGCCGCTTCTATCGTTTCAACATCAATTTCGGTATCTATTTCTTCTACTGTTTTTAGATATTCAAAAGTATCTTGCATTTCTCCGATTTTACTTATAACTTCTTCAGTAACTATCTCTATTTTCTGAATAGTTTCAATCGCTTGAGCAATTTTAGCAAAACTTTCGATTGCATCTCTTGCTTGAGCAACAACATTTACATCTATGGTATCGTCAAGATCTACTTCGCCTAAATAACTAAATGTAGCTTGCATTTTTTCAATTCTCTCAATAACTACACCTTGTGCTATTTCAACTTCTTGAATTGTTTTAATTGCTTCTGCAATTTTGGCAAAATTTTCGATTGCGTCTGTTGCGTCCTGAACTAAACTTGTATTAACAGACGCACCTTCTGGAAATGTGAAATTCGTTACCTTTTCAATAGCATTCTGAATTTCTTCAAGTTTTGTTCCAATTCCAGTTTGATCTATTTCTATTCCTTGTATAGTCTCTAGTGCTACAGCGATAGCTTCTAAATTTTCTATATGTTCTCTGGCAGCTATTATTTCTGTATTATCAGGTGCATTACTAAACCATCTTGCCATTCTACCTACAAGACTGCTAGAGCCTATTTCTAAATCTCCAACGAACTCTTGTAAAAAATCAATCATTTCCATAGCTCTCACACGATCTTCTTCTGTGAAATCCATTTCTGACAATTTTTGTAGAGTTTCTGCAATTTCGGCATAAGTATTAATTGCTTCACCAATTATAGAAACTTCAACTGCTGCCATTGCTTGGTTTAATAAATCCATCCGAGAGACAACTTCATCAGAACGAACAGCATCAATCGTATCTTTAATGATACCTATTTGCTCCATTACACGATTAGGGTCAAATGTTAAATCATTAATTTTTTGAATAGATTTACCGATTTCTGCATACATCATAACTACTGCACCTAATATAGCGACCTTAATAGCTGACCTAAAAGTTTCTAAAAGGCTCATTCCAGTCTCTATATTATTTCCAGCAACCGCTTTTAAAGTTTCAGCAATTATATCAATACGTTCCATCACTGATTCTTTGTTAATGCTTAAATTTTGAAGTTCTACTAATGTTTCAGCTATTTCTGCATACATATTTATGATTGCTGCTAATATAGCAACATTCAACATACCCATGAAGTTTCTGAGAAGACCTATAGCAGATGTAGCTGCTTGGGAAGCTACCATTCTCATTGCTTCTGAAAGGACTTCTATTTTAGCTCCTACTTGTGTAATATCACTCGGAACATTAGCAATAATTGTACCGATAGCTTCAGCTGCTTTAACTATAGTTGCAGCAAGGCCAGCAGTAACTATTGAGCCTAAAACTAAAACAGCAGCTCCAATTCCAGACTTAGCAATAAGACCAACCACCGCAACAAAAGCACCCATAGCAAGTAAGGCAACACCCATAATAGCCAATTTTCCAACGATGGAGGCTAAATTATCTGGGACATGTTTGTCGACCAATTTTAGAGCTTCTGCAGTTCTAATGAGTTGATTGCTCAATTCACTAACAATTTCAAGACCAACAAACATTGCTTTTGAAAACTTTCCAGCAACAGCAGTAACTACAGCCATTCCTCCGATTGCTAATGCCATTATTCCTAATTTTGGCGCAATTTGACCAAAATCTGGTACTGTTTCATCAATTGTTTTTAAAATTTCTGCTAATAATAGTAATTGGTTTGAAAGTGCTTCAACTACAACTAACCCTTCTATCATTGCATCTGAAAAATATGCAGCAACTCCTGTTACTGCCATCATTCCACCAATTGCTAGACCCATTACTAATAATTTTGGTGCGATTTGACCAAAGTCTGGAACTGATTCATCAATTGCTTTTAACGCTTCGGCTAATGATAGCATCTGATTTGAAAGTTGTTCAACTATAACTAACCCTTCTATCATTGCATCTGAGAAGTATGCAGCAGCTCCTGTTACAGCCATCATTCCGCCAATTGCTAGACCCATTACTAATAATTTCGGTGCAATTTGACCAAAATTTGGTACTGATTCATCAATTGCTTTTAATGCTTCTGCTAATGATAACATCTGATTTGAAAGTCGTTCAACTACACCGAGACCTTCTAGCATCGCATCTGAAAAATATGCAGCAGCTCCTGTTACAGCCATCATTCCGCCAATTGCTAGACCCATTACTAATAATTTCGGTGCAATTTGACCAAAATTTGGAACTGTTCCATCAATTTCTTTTAATGCTTCAGCTAATGACAGTATTTGGTGTGAAAGTCGTCCAACTATACCTAAGCCTTCTGCCATTGCATCTGAAAAGTAGGAAGCAGCAACTGTTACTGCCATTATTCCGCCGATTGCTACGGCCATTATTCCTAGTCTTGGTGCGATTTGACCAAAATCTGGTACTGTTCCGTCAATCTCTTTTAAAGTTTCGGCTAATGATAGCAGTTGGTTTGAAAGTTGTTCAACTATAACCAGACCTTCTACCATTGCATCTGAAAAATACGTAGCAGCTCCTGTTACAGCCATTATTCCACCAATTGCTAACGCCATTACTCCTAATTTTGGACCTATTTGACCAAAATCTGGTACGGTTTCATCAATTGATTTTAAAGTTTGGGCTAATGATAACAGTTGATTAGATAGTCGTTCAACTATAACTAGGCCCTCTATCATTGCGTCTGAGAAATATGTAGCAACACCAGTTACAGTCATCATTCCACTAATTGCCAATGCCATTACTCCTAATTTCGGAGCTATTTGACCAAAATTCGGTACAGTTTCATCAACGACTTTTAATGCTTCGGCTAATGATAGCATTTGATTTGAAAGTCGTTCAACTATAACTAAACCTTCTATCATTGCATCTGAAAAATATGTCGTAGCTCCAGTAACTACAGCCATTCCACCAATTGCCAATGCCATTACTCCTAATTTTGGAGCTATTTGACCAAAGTTTGGAATTGTTTCATCAATTACTTTTAGGACTTCGGCTAATGGTAACATTTGATTTGAAAGTCGTTCAACTACGACTAGACCTTCTATCATTGTATCTGAAAAATGTGCCGTAGCTCCAGTTACCACAGCCATTGCTCCAATTGCTAATGCCATTACTCCTAATTTTGGAGCTATTTGACCAAAGTTTGGCACTGTTTCATCAATTGTTTTTAAAACTTCAGCTAATGGTAACATTTGATTTGAAAGTCGTTCAACTATAACTAGACCTTCTATCATTGTATCTGAAAAATATGCAGCAGCTCCAGTTACTGCAGCCATTCCACCAATTGCTAATGCCATTGCTCCTAATTTTGGAGCTATTTGACCAAAGTTTGGCACTGTTTCATCAATTGTTTTTAAAACTTCAGCTAATGGTAACATTTGATTTGAAAGTCGTTCAACTACAACTAGACCTTCTATCATTGTATCTGAAAAATATGCAGCAGCTCCAGTTACTGCAGCCATTCCACCAATTGCCAATGCCATTACTCCTAGTTTTGGAGTTATTTGTCCAAAGTCTGGCACATTCTCATCAATTCTTTGCATGACATTTGATATTTGAATTAATATATTTGAAATGGTTTCTACTACTGAGCTACCTACTTCTGCCAAAGTGCTTGCTACAGATTTAAGTAAATCAGAAATTTGTTCAACAACCCCCACCATAGGACTTAAATCTTGATAAATTCTCTCTATACTCATAGCTAGTTTAAATTCACCTCTTTATATAATGATTATAGCATTTTATACTTATCATTATTTATTTTTTTGTTCTAGGTACAAGCGATATTCAAAATTATGACTGCTTGAATTTTTAATCTAGCTTAAACCCGATGAATTAAAAATTTATCATTCATATTTCGTATTATCGTTTACTGTAAAGAAGTTAAAGTTGTTACTGGCTACCTTTTCTTGATTTCAGATTTTGAAAGAACGGTATTAGTATGCCCTGCTATTAACATCAAAGCCTCTGTCAATTTATCTGATAAATACTGTATACCGTGTTTTTCGATTGCTACATCCATCAACTCTCCGACTTTTTCCTTCGTCAATTTTTTATCATCACTAAAAAGCAGACAATACAAAATAGTTCTAATATCTGAAATTTTAATGTTTTCTTGTAGCTCATTTAAAGGTCTTCCTAGCTCTTCTTCCATTTTGATTATTACATTAATGCTTGTTTCTAAAAAGCGTTTTCTATCTAGTTCGATTTCAATTAATTTATTTGCCATTTTTCTGGCCTCCTATTATTTTTTAAATGTTGTTTATCGATTTTACCATATTTGCTTTCAACAACATTTGTTTTACTTCATCGTATTTTCTATTATTTTCTGCATTAGTCTTTTTAGATGTTTTTTTCTCATCTGGATGTTTAAAGAATTCGTTAAATGTTTTGAAATAAGGAACAGTTTTTTTGCCACGTTGCTTAGTAGCTTTCGCCTGTACATTTAACCATGCTTGGGCGTGCAAATCACGTTCTTTGTCTATTAGCTGTAGTCGTATAGCTTTTATCATTAAAAAGTATTGCTTTAATGTAATCCTTCCGAGTTTAATTGGGTCATAAATTTTGCAATACCTCATTATTTCAATTTTAATATCATCAATAGTGCAACTGTTTTCTTCAAATTCGTTTACTTGTTCATTTCTCACTTCATTAGTTGACTGAGTTTCTTCATTGTGAAACGGGTTGTCGGTGACTTCCCTAATGATGACAAAAAATCGGTCATTAACACCTCTATATTTGCATTATTTTCAATGAATTTTTTAATATCTTCTAACTTAGGTTGGACTCCTGTAGCTGTTCCAGCTAGAATAAGATCCAGCAAAATAATAGGATTTCCAAGCTCAATTTGGGCAATAACATAAGTTATACCTTGACCAAGTTTAAATCCATTCTGCTCAATATGATACTTGTCATCTAAATATGAGATAAAGTCCAATCCAAAATAAAGATCATAGTCTTTATTATTAATCGTTAAATTCATAGTCTTTCTCCTCTATGGTAGTTTCTACGTAAAACAGCAACAGTTGAGTCCGAAATCATTACGTTTGATGGCTATTACTGTTTTGAAGTCAAATTATTCTATTATGGTATTCTAAGCAAATGACCTACATGAATAACAGTCGAACTTCCCATACTATTGACTTGTTGTATTGCTGCTACAGTTGTGACATATAACTGAGAAATATTAGATAATGTATCCCCAGCTCGCACTGTATGAATCCTTACCCCTGGTAGCCTTAGCACCTGTCCTACATGTATTACAGTTGATGTTCCCATATTGTTCAACTGTTGCAATACTACGACAGTCGTGCCATACATTTGAGAAATGCTAAACAAAGTCTCTCCTGCTCGCACAGTGTGTGTGCCACCTGTTGCTGGTGGTGATGTAGTCGTTGGCGTTCCTGCCCATGCTCTATACTGTGCTCTCGTAAAACCAGGACAAGCAGTAGCTGACCACTCACGATGGCCTACAATTTGGTTTGTAGTGCTTAAATTAGGAAGTTGATTGCTACCTAAAATCAGGTTGCAAAGAAACCCAAAAGAATCTCTCGCTGCTTGAGTTGGTGATACTGTTGATGTAAAAGTACCCGCAAATGAAATGTGGATTGAACGTGGATTGGCTACAGCTCCTGCTCCCCATGAAGGTGCATGCAGAGGAATTAATTGCCAAATCACGCCATCTCCTCTAATTAGGAAGTGATACCCTGCACGATCCCAACCATTACTAGCCCACCAATTGTTTACATTAGCGATTGTAGGATTTTGTGCAGAAGATGCGGTGTGGTGAACTGTGATGCGATCAATAGCCGTGAAAGCTCTTTGGACACCTAAATTGTGTCCTGTTGATTGCGGTTGTTGAATAACTCTTGCATGGATAAGTCTTCCATTTGTAATAGTCGCCATAAAAGCTCTCCTTTTAATACCACTTGCTATAGATTAAAAACAGTAACAATCATTGCCTGAAAATTAGCTTAAAACGTAATGATTTCAGACTCAATTGTTACTGTTTTACGTAAAAATTGATATAAGATGCGATTATTGTAAACCTATAGGGGATTCCGAAATAGGCATCCCCCAACACAACTTACAGGATAGATTTTAATTAGATGCAACTGTTGTGTCAGCAAATTCATACTGAACGACATTAGTTTGCTCTTGGTTAAGAGTTGCATTTCCACGAGCACCCGAACCATTTATTACTATAGACATTGATATTTCAACGCTATCTTCAGCACCTGCTGATTCGCTCCACTCTGTTAAATAACCTTGGAAGTAAGTTGTTGGGAATTGGTTACCACCTGCTACAGTTGGCTCTGTTTTATCTATATCCCACAATTCAACAAGTTCCCCATTTAAGAAAGCATCATATAGTCTTTCTCTTACATCATCATTTTGTGCTAAAAGTGTAGTTAAAGAATAACTCACTTCCAATTCTGACAATGAGTTAATATTACCATCTTTAGTAATTGTAGATTCTGCATCTCTTGTAAGTGATTTTTCATGGCTGGTTTGAAAAGCCATACGTCCTGCTGTGGTATTGTGTCTTAATGAGAATGGTCTCATTAGCATTATTCTGTTTGCGCCTCTTGCTGGTGTAATTTGTGCCATTGTGTTAGTCTCCTTTTTATTTTGATTTTTTAATTTTTAAACTTAAAGTCTATTTTGCTTTCGGTTTTTCTCCATCTGTTGGGAGCTCTTTGCAAACTCTACTTTAGATTATTATTTGAGATCTGGCCAAGATCACATGTTAACATACGACAGTTTTATGACTTATCGAGGTCAAAATCACTATTTTGGGCATAGGAAAAAAAGTGAAAAAGTCTCTTAGTTAAAAAAGTATCTTTATTTATAATCTCATGACAAAGATAAATTTGTTCTAAATTTTTTTACCCTAATTACTGCGAACGCGTTAATAAATAGTGGAGTAGACGTTGTTTCTGTGCAGGCAGTTTTAGGGCATAGCACACCTGCTACAACCCTTAATATTACAGCCACTCTTTTAATAATGCATAAGCTGTTGCGGAAGTATTGGAGTAAGTGGCAATAAATAAAAGACCAAATAAAGACCAAAGTAATTAGTCATTAAAATTTGTTGAAAGTCAAAGCTTTTAAACTTCAAGCCGTTTAAGTTTGAAAATTCAACAATATAATCTATTAATGTTGGTTTTTTTCAAAAAAGCCAATTTTTTTTCAAAAAAGGCTTTTTTTTTGTCTGGAAATATGTTATTATAATAAGTATGAAAAATGTTATAACAACTCTTAAAAGTCTAAAATATGGAAGTGTTAAAGACTTAATCCCTCTTTGGGTTGCAGACATCGGCTTTCCAGCACCTGAAATTTGTCAATTACAAATATGAAATAGACTTTCACTTATATTTCAGACGAAGTCTGGGCAGATTTTATTTTTAAGGGTAAACACAATATGTTAAATATATTAGCAGAAGATTATGCCAAAAATATGTGTATTCTTACAGCTCCAACAAAAACCTTTAATCTCGGCGGAATACAAATAGAAAATATTTTTTATAGAAGGCATAGAAATTCGCAAGAATTTTATTCGTGAGCTTAGAAAAACAGGCTACTTTAGACCAAACATTTTAGGACTTATAGCTGCTGAAGCTTGCTACTCCCAAGAAGGCAGAAAGTGGACTAGCGAAGTTTTAGACTATATACAGCAAAATATCTCTTATACAGAAGAGTTTCTTAAAAAAAATACATCTGTAAATTTAATAAAACAAGAAGCAACTTATCTAGGCTGGATAGATGCCAGAAATTTAGGACTTTTACAGGAAAAACTAAATGGCCGACTTTTAAAAAATAAAGTTTGGCTTAGTATGGGGGATAAATTTGGACTTTCGGGTACAGATTTCTTAAGAATAAATGTAGCTTGCCCGCAAGAAGATCTAAAAACAGCATTAAACTACATGAAAGAGGTTTTATAAATGAGTAGAATAATAGTAAAAATTAGCGGTGAAGCTTTAGGTAGTGAAGAAGCTATATACGAAAAT